TTGATCTCTTAAATAGTTTCCCCTAACATACCAATCTATGATAGGTATATTAGCATTTAAATACATATTTACTCCTGATCATCATGCCATCGTTGATTAATTTTTTCTGCCATCCAAAATGCTACAGGAATACATAGTAAAAATGTAATTTCTGCTGCTCTTACTATACTTACATCCCATAATTTATATACAATATTATGTATAAAAATTGGTACACATCCACCTACAAATATTAGTATAGCAATTCTAATTTCAAAAGGAGGTTTGTCCATTAATTAGCTAATGGGTTAGAAGATCTAATTTTAATTTCTTCTATCTGTACCTTTAGTAATTCTAATTCTTTTTCAAGAACTTTGGTAGCAGTATCATCATGTGTATGAGTTGTATCATGTGTATGAGTTGTATCTGCATTTTCTAATTTGTTAACTTTTTCTTGTAATACTTTTATTTCTGATAGAAAACTCATATCAATACCTTTAGATGCACCTTCTAGTACTTCTAATTTAGTCATAACTTCTCCATACTTTACAAAGCCACCACCTATTGCTGCGATAACACCAAGTAAAGCTGCTACACCTGCTAGTTGTCCTTTTATTTTATCCATTTTTTAATTGCTCCAGTTCTATTAGTATTTTTCTTTTTTTAATATTTATATTATTTAGTTTATCTTGCACAATAGCTATTGGGTCAGTAGATTTATAACTAGCTAAAGTTTTATTTTCATACAGTTGTCTTAAATCCTGTATTTCTATTTGATCTAAATAAATATCTTTACTTTTATAGAAGGGTACATTATAAACATCTAATGATGCTTGGTCATTTGCCATAGCATCTAGTTTAATAATATTTTTAATTTGTAAATTCTTTGATATATCTTTTATATCTTTATCAACTTTGTCCATAATTCTCTCTAAGTTTACAAGCCTTGGCTGTGAAGTAACATTTGTTGTTTTATCTTTCGACTGTATATTTTTTTGTTTGGTAATTTTCTTTGATGAAACAGCGGACTTTTTAGTAGTTTCGCTAGTGGATTTTTTTTCTTTAATTTGTTTTTCATTTGATTTTTTAGCCATTGTTTTTGGCTCCTCCTTTACTTCTTCCTCTTCTATTATTTCTTCTTCTGTTTTTTCTTTAGGGGTAGCTGTAAATCTTGATGGCTTTTCTTCTACTATTTCTTCTTCCATAATAACTTCTTCTTCAACCATCTCTTCTTCTATTATTTCTTCCTCAGTAAATGTTTCTTCTTCTGGGGGTAACATTGGTAAGAAACTAGCTATAATCTCTTGGCTCTCTTCGTAAATCTCTTCTTCTCTAGGTGCAGATGGTAAGAATGTAAGTCTAGGTGCTTCTCTAATAACTTCTTTTTCTATAATAGTTTCTTCTTCCATTATAATCTCTTCTTCCATAGGCATCTCTTCTACAATAATTAGCATAGGCTCAAAAGATAATTCTTCTTCGGGGAACATTTCTTCTAAAGGAGGGGGTTCCTTAAAGAATGTTAACATCTCTTCAAAGTTTTGTTCTATTTCTTCAAACGTAAATTCTTCAAATATTTCTTGTTGTAATTCTTCAAATATGTTTTCTATTTCTTGGGCTATTTCATTAGCTATAACTGCATCATCATATGTCATAGTAACAGATATATTATCTACATTAGGCCCACCTAGATACGCAGGTGCATTAGCATCTGTTGCAGATATATCTATATTACCTACACTAGATCCTGTGCCATTGTATATTAGTCTATCTGTAAAGTTAGCACCATCTATACCTGTAACATCAGTTCTAATATTTGTATTTGATGCAAGTACATTACCATCAGAATCTTTTATACTTAATTCATTAGTAAATGTATCTGCATTACCTTGCCCACCCCAACACCCAGTGACGTTGCACTCACCATTTTGTACTTCAATAGTTGAATCTAGTGTAATACCATTATCCAACATATTTTGTGTAATAGTGTCTGAAGTTAAATCAAAGTCTTGATTAATAGATCCACTATCACCAAACTCTAAATCATAATTGCTAGGAACATTATTTAATTCACAACAATCGTTTAATACTCGTACATCACCAGAGGTAGTCCAGCCATTAGAATTACCAGTTTCAAAATTACCATTAGTAATTAAATTACCAGTTGTTATTTCCTCTGCATTAACTATAGTAAATAAAAATAAAAAAGCTATTAACCATTTCATTTAGCTAACCTATCCATATGTGCATAGATACGACCTATAACTTTATCTAGTGACAATAATTCTTGTTGCATCATTGCTACCATAGTTTGTAATTCTATAATTGTAATTAGTGCCCATGTTGATAGACCCATAAGGATTGTGCCTAACAACGCAATTAATGCGGTATTAGTTTTTCTTGTCATCTAGGATGTTTCCAATCCTTCATTTTTTCTGCGTTTGCTTTCTTTCTATCTTCTTCTGCTTTAGCTTTATTTGCTGCTTCTATTTCTGCTTTAATTTTTTTCTGCTCTTTTTCATCAGCTTTTTTTCTATCATCCATACGTTTTACATATGTTTTATAGTCTGGTCTTTCATGATCATATTTAGACCATAATTTTTTTGCTTCTTTACCAATCTTACCATCTATAGGACAAGGTGTACCTGCCTGTATCATAGATTCAAATACTCTTTCATCCTGACAAAGTATAGCAACTGCTGCAACTTTCATACCAAAATCATTAAGTATTCTAGCTAATTTTAATCTCTCACAATTTTTATCAATAACATGTTTACCCCCACTAATACCTATACCAAATGTTTGAACACCTAAAGATACACCAACAGCACAAACATCCTGTGTCATTGAGTTATATGAGGGTGCTCCAGCACTTGGGGGTGCTGATCGAGTGTTAGAGTTAGTAGTATTAGTTGTTGTGCTATTAGAACTAGATCCAGATTGATAGGTTGTAGTTGCCGTTGAGGTATATCCTCCTTCAATAGCAGTGTTAGATCCAGACGTATTAGTCTGAGTTGATCCTGCCAATGCTGCAGTTGTCATACAGCCAGAAAGTAATAATAGTAATGTTATTAATATAAGGGGTTTATTCATAATTAAGTATTTTCCTCTATTGGTTCTACTTCATAGCAACCAAATTTAATATACATACGGTGTTCATTTACATCTATCCTACCTATCTCTTCTATTTTTTTAAGAGATTCACTATATCCTGTAACTAAACAATCATATTCACTGTCAAAAGGAAACTCATATACATGCGGAGGTAAACAAGTTTCCGCAACGTATGAGCATAATAAAAAAGCTAATCCAAATTTCATTTATATCCTGGTTCTAAAAATATTGCCATCAATATTATCAATATTATTAGTGTTCCTGTGAAGTAATAATTCATAATTATACCCCATAGTGTTTGTTATTTTTTAACTAAAGATCCACCAAAGTATAAGCCAATAATAGCTGATACTAAGTTAGTATCTAGTGGTGTTATTACTAAACTATTAGATGATAATGTTATCCATTTCATCACTTCTTTTTCTGGGATAAAAAAGAATGAAGGTTTAAATTCTAAATATCCTACAATCACACTTGTATCTGGTGATATTACTGGCAATAATTTAGGTAATAATACTATTGCAAAAACAGCAATTAATGCTATAATTCTTCGAGTCCATTGAAATCCTTTGTTTTCATATTCTCTTGCTTCTTTAAATGCAGCAGTTTGTACCTCTGCTCTTTGTATAAGCATCTTTTGTTCTGCTTGTTTTGCTTTAATGCTTTGTGACCAGATACTCATCACACCACCAAGTACAGTGGATCCTAGCATTGTAATCATTTCAAATGGCATTGTTACTCCTTTGTATTTGATTGGTTTGTTTCTAATTCTTTTATTTTTTTATTAGCATCATCTAGGTCCTGAGTTACATGTTCTAGCTTCTGCAATGTACGTTTATTGGCACTATCTTTAGACTTACCAGCATCCTGTAACTCAGCAACTTCTTGCTTTAGGATTCTGACCTGTTCTTTATACTCTTGGATAATATCCTGATACTCAGGTTTAGACATTTAAAGGTGTATTATAATATTATAGCACCTAGGACAAAACCTACAACCGCACAAATGACGCAGTGATAGTATTTCTCCCATAATTCTTTTACTTTGTTTTTAATGTTTTCCATAATGTTTCTCCTATTAATAAAATAAACCTATTAATGTTAGTATTGTTGCCCCAAGACCACCTAGTATTGCATAGAGTACCTTATCTATTTTACCATGTAGCTTATCTATATCTTCGTGTATATGTTTAAGATGATTATTTTTTATGCTGCTGACTTCCCTTTTTAAACCTGTGATATATCCATATATTGATATAAGGTGTTCACTAGTTGTTTTGGGTTGTTTAGCCATTATCTTTCCCCAAAGAAAAAACTTTTAAAATCTGTATTTCTGCCTAAAGTTTTAAAATTAATTTTATTTTTACGATCTTCTGGAGAAGGATAGAATCCCCTTACATGCTCATCTATCATACCCTGCTCATCACCAGCAAATAATGCTTTTTTAAAATTAGGAAATACATCTTTATTTTTAAAGTTTCTTACATTGAATTGAAAATCAATTAACATTTGTTTTCTTCTAGGATCTAAATTAATATAATTTTCACCATAAGTTTTAAGTAGTATATCATTAGCTTTTTTTAAATCTTGAACTAAAATTTTTTCAGAATTTTTTTCATTAATTTCGCTTAAAGGTATATCATATATTTTACCCTGTGCTTTTTCTGTCTCTGTTAATTTATGGCCAAATCCGTATGTTGGACTACCACCCTCTTTAGATTCATGCATAGGGCCAAATTTAAAATCACGATTTTCAACATTTTTCATGTATTGTATAAACTCTTCAGATAATACTGAACTCTGAAAGGCATCGTTAGTTTGTGCTTGTATTGTCATAAGTATAAGTATTACTAATGTTAA